CAGAGGCAAAGAATTGCTCCGCAACATGGTTTGGAACGAAGGCGAACTCATCGAGGAAGAGAATGTTAAACGACATGCCTCGGACAGCACTTGCAGATGTAGAAGCTGCCAATATCTTACTGCCATTTTCCAACTCCACGTTACCTTTGTTCCAGACCAATACACCATGCTGCATCCACTTTGGTAGATTCTCGTAAGCAAGTTGTAATCTTCCTAGCAGTTCCCTAGCGGTAGATGCCTTGTTTGCAAGAATACCAATGTTAACACTATCATAAAAAATTGCATAATAAAGAAGATAAGCGACAACAGTAGTAGACTTTCCTGTTTGTCTTGGGAGTTTTGCGATGTTGAATCTTGTTTCATGAAAATCACTCAAAATCTTTTTTTGAAAATCATACATCTCAAAAGGAACCAAACCTTCATCAAGAGAGATAATTTTTATGTAGTTCATCGCAAAGTAGATAGGATCATTCTTACACTTGATCCACTCATCAATCTGCTTCTTTGTAAATTGTATTGGGGTCCCAGCCTTTTTAAGGTTAGGATTACCCAAATATACATCAGTACCAGTTGCCAAAACAAAAACCTAGTTCACCACTAGTATTTATCTTTATTTTCTTCTTCTAAATTTTCTAAAAATTCCATTCTTTTCTCCCACGTATCACCACCTTCCATTCCTTTTACAGGATTGATACAAGTATCATCTCCTAGTTTGTTACAAACAAGACCTGCTAGATCTGCTTCATTACCTACAGCACCTGTAGCCCAACGGTGTTGACCGTTCATCCATGTAGCACCACATTTAGGACATTCTTTTCTCTCAATCTTGAGATCCGACAGTTCCTTATCGTTGGTCATCTTTCTTTAATTCCTTTATGAGTTTGTTGTAATCAGGTAGATCTTTTATCAGTTGTTGTTCTAATTTACGTCTCATCATAAACATTCTAAATTGAATCCATTGCCATCTAATCATCAGATCAACATAAGCAAATAGACGCATAGTTTCTTCCACGCCAGCATACGCTACCATGAGAACAATGAGAGTGATGATTACATATATGCCTAGCATAAAAATATTCCACTACAAACATTATAGTGTATGTAGTGGAAAATAATGTGTAGTTTAGCTACTTTTTTATAAGTGTGGGTTTACACTTATTCTATTAACGTGCCGTGTGCTCTACGAATCTCTCTTAGTTTTTCTAAGTTCATATCCTTGGTGCCTCCATCATAGGCATGAGCATATCCTTCAGTAATCATTTGCTCATTCAATGATACTTCTGCGTCTCCAATATATAACCAACCAAGAAGGCGACCGTACTTACCCATACCGCCAACCAATTCAGTTCTGACAGAGAGTTCGTCATCACCAGCAATTGCTCCTTCCAGTTTTTCTTTCATCCAGTTGGTAGCATCTAGTCCCAGAGCCTTCTCCTCAAGGTTTCTAGTTCTCTTCTCTGGTGTATCAACTCCTGCAACTCTAACTCTTTCTTTCTTGTATAAATCAAACCCAAGATCAATGGTGACGTCAATAGTATCGCCATCAAGAACACGATTGATCTCCGTCACTCGGAAGTTGTAGCAGCTCTTCCTGCTTGGTGGTGTCATTGCTCCCATCTTCTAACTCTGCAAATGCTTGTCGTAGTATGTATACAACTACAAACAATGCTCCGGCAACTGCTAGTATTACACATATAATTACCGACCACACAGGATCAGTAACGTTATCTAGAGGTCTTAATAGTAAATTCATTTCTTAACTGGCCAGGTAAGTTGCATTCCTACAGTAAGCAGAATAATAAATCCAAATACAAATATAGCACTCATAATTCAATAATAGATAACAAAAAAAGAATTAACCCAAAGGAACAAAACAGACCAGTTAGAATAAATGGTATAAAACTACTCATCTCTTTTACTTTTACGCGATGGAATCATTTGATACGAAAGTTTATCTCTTAATAGATTAATTCTTTCTTCATCAAAATGAGCGAAGTTGGGATACTTTTCTACTTTTTTATAATAGTGTAAAGCATTTTGGATGATTGTAAAATCTTCCATGGTTAATTCAAAGTTCATTAAATTTATAATCTAACATCATTCGGAAAAGAGAATCTCGCATTACCCATAAGTGCTCTTGTTCTTCTGGTGGACGAGCAGGAGATCCTTCCCACATTTCTAATCTCTTTATCACACAATGATGTAGGAGACGTATATCTTCTATTGTTAAATTGACAGTATAGTCCGGTTCCTTATTCATGTTTGTGGAAAGGTTCCCAGTGCTGCCAATCATATTTATGAACTGCCCACATTCCTATGATAGGAACAAAGACAAGACACCATGCCATAAAACCAACACCATAGGGATTGTTTAATACTGTTCCACAAAACCTAGCAAATTGTAACATCATATTGGATAAGCGTTATTGATTCCCCAGATAACAAAAAAAGCAATGCTACCTAAAATTATTAATGAAGGTATTACTTTCATATCGTTTTTGCGTTTGTCCATAAGTCTCGGAAATAAAAATCGATATGGGTTAGTGTTCCTTCTGGATGATTGTTATCAGAATTAGCCCATTGATAACTGAAATGCATCATCTCCATGGTGATATGACTTGTACCATACATTCTTGAGAATGCTGATAAAGCAAAGTTATATCGTTTTTTTAATTCAGGAGACCAGTTCATTATAGTCTCTCAATTTACGTGAACAACACCAGTCATACCTGCGCCCTGATGGGGACCACAGAAGAAGTTATAGTCTCCCGCATCAGCAAATACAACGTCTTGTGTTTCTCCTGGAGCAAATAGTAGTGATTCTCTAGAGAGATCAGGACGTGCTTCTACAATAATATTGTGTGGGGGTAGTGCTTCGTTGATAAAGTGAACTGTGTCACCTGCCGAGATTGTGATCTCATTAGGTTCAAATACTAGGTTCCCACCAGAACCCATTACTACATCTACTGCCCATACTGGGGCAGCAAAAAATAACACAACCAGAATCGTAATTAAAGATTTCATTTCGCTACAGAATGTTGTTCTTTGTAAGTGTTGAGTTTTTGAATTAAATCGTTATACTCGTCCCACATGTATTCAGAACCCGTCTTCTCTTGATAGAGTTGGCAAGCTTTGACTAGACGTGTGATGTCGCTGTCGTTTAAACGCATTGTCATATCAGAACTCATAATATAATTATAGATTGTGTGAGTAAAATTGCTCTATTTTAACATTCTTTTCACAAGTATGTCAGCAATTCCACTTACGTAGCGATTTATTGATTCTGCTGTCCTTATCACTGGCAGTTTTTTTGCTGGTTAGTTTCTTTTTCATGCCCTTCATTCGAGCGCAGAATGATGCGCGACGGGGATTTCCAACCTTCTTGCTTGGTGCCTTAAGGTCGCTTCCAGGATTTTCTCTTTCGTAAGATTTCCGTCCCTTTTCATTGAGACCTCCTTCTTTGTTTTTGCCTGCTTTTTTTGTCCAGGCTGCTTCTGTTGTGAGTTCAAAACTTTCTTTGGCAGTCCTCGCCGCCTTTTGAAAAGCATCCTTAGCGGGGTAGTCCTTACTACCTGACTTCGCTGGTGCTTCTCCTCGTTTTCGCTTTGCGTGAATGTTTGCATACAAACCACGCTTAGCTTCGCAGAGTTCTCTAAATTCTCTAAAATCTCTCATAATAACCGACGAGGTTTTACGAGATTATTTATATCATCCCATATGTACTACAGATGTGCCATAGATATCGTTCACGCTATTCGCGACCTCAAGAGTATCTGTAGGTTCTTTATCTAACATGATAGGTCTATGTGGAGCAATATAAACACTACCTAGTGTGTCTCCACCAACATTCTTGAGTGTAACTAGGTGAGCGTTACCACCATTATGGTTATGCTGCAGTAGAACCTTTGTTCCAGTATCAATATTATTTGGTGTTGTGGAGAGTTGTGTTGCTTCTCCTAATAGTTTGACTACGTTCATCGTTTACCTCCGCCCATTTCTTTGAGCATTTTTTGTAATTCAGCCGTGCTACCAACAAACATAGCGTTGTTGGTAACTTTTGACGGACCTTTCTTATCCTCGTCAAGGTCTTTCATCTTCTTGTGAAGATCAGCAAGTTTGTCTGTCATGTCTGCAACGTGCTTCATTGCCGCTACAGCGACTTCATACGCTCTTGGGTGCCCTGACTCCTGAGCGACCTCTAACGCCCCGTTAACCGCCTCCTGACCCTTGTCTATGAGGGAGTACAATTCGGTACGTGTATATCTGTAATCTTTTTCACGATCTTCAGCATCAACCTTAGGTGGTTGAGGTTTAGATGGTTTAGATTCCTCAACAGGTTCAGCACTAATGTTGAGGATATCCTCCATGTTTTCTTCTAGGTTACTCATAAGAATTCAATCCCTTCATTAAATCCAAAGTCATCGCCAGCATCAACTAATGCATCATCATTTACATCGATAACGCCATCAGTATTAATATCGGTAAGTGCTTTAGGTGTATATGTTCTTGTAATAGTTCTACGATTGACATCAAGGTCTCCAATAGTTTCATGGATAATTGCTTTCTTGATAACATCCGCAGTGTTGTATGGACCATATAGATATGATTTCATCGTAAACTGTAGCGAATAAGCAATATATCTACGCTCTAGAAAACTATCATCCCACTCATCTTCTCCACTGATACCATTTAATATGATAGCAATGTCACGTTTCTCATTCATGTCTGGTATCATGTTAAGAGTGAGACTAAAAGATGGTTGAAAATATGGTAGAATTTGTTCTACAATTTGTAAAGCATCATCCTGAGATTTGGCAATAACTCCTAGTTCAAAATTTAAATTATAAGGAACAGGAACATATTGAACTCTAACTTCACCACCATTACCATCAATGATAGTTTTGTATTTTTGAATTGGTGATGTCTTACGGGAAGAATCGTAATCAATTCCTGTCATCTCAAAATAGATACGCGGCAAAGTAATTGCTACTTTGCTGCTGCTAGCATTCTCTCCAATACGAACCAAGAACTTTTGCTTTGGTCCATAGGCAAGAGGAACTTTAACTTCCTCTAAAACTTCTCCTGTGTCAGGATCAGAACTCTTCATTGTGATATTATTGAAGAGCGTACCAAACGCAATAATGTTCTTGCGAACTATTTGGTTATAAAAATGTGATCCTAACATTAGATGCTATCCGTAAAGTTACCAAATTCACCAAATGGATTACCTTCTGTCCAATCAATAATCTCATCACCAGAATCTTCGATCTGTCTATTCTGATCGTAGTTGCTGTTGGTATTATTTAGAGTGTCGAATGTCTCAGGAGACCAGGTAGCACCTGAAGTTAGTCCAGTAATTACTTCAGCAGTAGTAAAGGTTCCTGTTCTATTGTATACTTCTAGAGATCTGGTTGTGCTATCCCAAGACTTGACTTCTGCTCTATTGTCCTTAGGTGAGTAATCAATAGTTACAGTAGGAGCACTCGTATAACCAGTTCCACCTGATGTAATTAGAATACTATTGACAAGACCAGTAGAACTAACTGCAGCAGTTGCCGTAGCACCTGTTCCACCTCCTCCAGTAATAGTAACTGTTGGTGGAGTTGCTTGCTTATAATGTGATCCACCATCTGTAATAGTGATACTATCAACAGCATCACCATCAGTTGTTCCTGTTGCTTTCGCTAGGAACTCATCGCCAACAATCTCTTCTCCAACAGTAAAGTCTCCAGATCCACCAGGATCCATAAAGAGTTTGATGCTATTAGCAAATATTTCTTCCACATCATCGATCTCCTCAACTCCAGTATCAAAGTCATCACTACCGATCTCATAGATCTCAGCAGTGATAGCATAGAATTGGATCTTACCAAACTGGAAGAATGGTTCTTCCTTACCAACAAATTTAATCTCGTAGATATCTTTTGTTAGTGGGAAGTAAAGCAGATCTCCCTCGTTAGGTCTGCTCTCGACAGTAATGGCAGGATTATGATCTGCTACTTCTTCATCCCATCTTCTAGTAGATACTCGGAAGATAATCTCATCCGTAATCCTTAAACCGAACTTGGAGATGAACTCAGCATTGTCTCCAAATCCCATGACGTTTTGAAGCAACATCTCAATTTGAAAATGTTCTTGATACTTAGAGTATCTAACCTCATTAAGAGTGTTATCTTTTAGAGCTACTCTAGGAATATAGTATATGTCTGTTCCGAACAGTTTGATTTGTTCGTCTACAAGATCTTGTGCGAGACCTTGCTCACCGCTGTGTCCTGAATAGTAAGTTGGAAAGTAGGGACTAGTAGGCATCTTATCCGATCATATCCATAGGTGGAATGGCGTACTTACTGAGAACTTCGCTTTCGATCTTCTCAATCTCGCCTAGTGCGTCTGTATATAATTCTCTACCATTAAGCGTGATACCGCCAGGTAGTTGAACGTTGTTATATTTAATCAAGTTTTGACCCCACTGTCTCTTCATAAGAGCAGTGGCATATTTCTTGACAAACATATCATTATTCATCTCTGTAGCATCTGTAGGATCAATCATCCTATGTGCCTCAATTACCAAATAGGTATCTTCTTTGAGGAAT